CGTCATCCGGGATCAGGCCGTAGAGATCGTAGCCGGGGAACTCTTTCACCAAGGCGTTGGCCGAGGCCACAGGGCCGATCCGGGGACCGATATGGACCGACATCCTTGACCGCAACTCGGCCTTGGTTCTGGCACAGGTGGCTTCGTAGAGATCTACCTGATCGTCGTCCACGTAACCGATCAAGTCCGCCCGGTTGGTGGTCATCATGATCGACTTGGCGAGGGTGACGAACTGGGCCGGGCGGCTTCGGCTCGGGCACAGTACGGCGATCCTGCCACTACTCTGGATCATGAGAGGTAGAACAGGTCGTTTACGGCTTCAGGCTGGATACGGGAGATCTTGGTATAGCCCAGGTCTGCGAGATAGGCGTCGATCGGGCCTTCGAGTTCCCAGCACTCGGTCAACACCACCTTGGGCTTCCACTTCTTGAGGTCGATACCTTTCAAGACGCTGAGTTCGGTGCCTTCGGTGTCCACGCAGAGCACATCAAGCTTGGGAAACTGGTGCTTGGCCAGCAACTCTTCGACGGTCTTGACCTCGACCTCGACCTTCCGCCACTCGTGATACATCGCAAGACCCTTGGGCGGGACCTCGCCGATGGTGGAATAAGCCTCGGGCCCCGCGACGTTGACGGTGAGCACGGCTTTACCGGTGTAGTCCGAGCAGGCGCACTTCTCTACCAGACTACGGTGCTGTTCCAGCCACTCGTGGAACTCGGGGTTGGGCTCCACACTCAAGACTTTCCAGCCCCGGTGGATCTCTAGGCCATAGGTGGTGTTGCAGCTAGTCCCGTCCGAGGCCCCCACGTCCACTGCATGACCTTTATGGCCGGAGGGGAAGTAGCTGGCGATGATGTCTGCGATTCCGTGGTTGGGCGGCACTCTGATGTGGGCCATCTACGCCTGGAGCGCCCGTAACCGGGCTTTGAGGGCCTGGATCTTATCCTGCTTGTCCAAAAACTTGAGGGCGTCCACCAGCGCCTGGGTCTCTTCCAGGGTGGTTATGCGGGGGGCTTTGCTCAGTTCGTTCACCAGCTTGGCCAGACCTCGCTTCATGCATCCTCCTTGGTTTCCATGATGCGTTCGACCTCGTCTCTATTGAAGTAGATCACCCCATCCCTCAAAACCACGAGGTAGTAGGGGGTGGCCATACTGGCGGGGGTCACGCGAGCGTCCTCGTAGCTCAAACTCGGGCCACGGCGGAGATATACCACGACTTTCAAAGTACCAACTCAGGATTCGGCAAGGGGAAGATCAGGGTGGCACCGGACTCTCTCAGTGCCGCTTCCCGGGCGATGAACTCGGTCCTGAAGGCCCAGGGAAGTACCAGGACGTACTTGGGCTTCGAGTTCCTCAACGCCACTTCATCGGTAATCGGAAGCCAGGAGCCGGACATGAAAAGTCCGTGCTTCTTGACGTTCTTATCCGCCACACCCACAAACTGATCATGACAGTCGAGGTACTGAAGCAAGACCATGCCCTTGGTCGAGGCCCCGTAGCACCACACCCCAGTCTGGCCGATGGCCCCCCGCATCAACTCGGACATCCGCTCTTTCCACTTCTTCACCCGCTTGGAAAAAGCCTCGATATCGTCGGGTTTGGGCTTGGGCACCCCATGCAGCGGGAACTCAGATCCGACTTTAGCCGCTGTCAGTCTCACTGAGCCCCCGTTCACGTCGTTGTAGCTGATGTCGATGATCTTGAGTCCGTGGGACTTGTACATCTCGGCCAGAGTCCAAACGTCGTAATAGCACAGGTGCTCGTGACACAGGGAGTCGAAAGCGTTGGCCTTGAGCATCCCGGGGGAGTCGTTTAGCTGGTTGATCCATATCCCATCAGTCGCAAGGGTCTTGGAAATCCCTTCGAGGAAGGCGTGGGGGTCGTCGAGGTCGTAGAACATCGCCGCCGAGGTGATGATCTGGCACTTGTGCCCCACCGCTTCGGCGGAGAAGTAGTCCGGCACCACGTGGTCGGCGATGCGCTTCAGGTCTCTATGGAAGTCCTTGGCGGGCTCACAGGCGATCTTGGTGTAGTCCCCGGGGACGCAGGAGAGGAGGTACCCGTCGTTGGCTCCTATGTCGAGCCAGGTGCCTTTGGAGCGATGCCTGCGGGCGTCCCGGACCAGGTTCTGGAGCGCTGAGCGCATCGAGTCGTTGATCGAACTGCGGTACCAGTAGTCCCGGAACAAGAGATCCGACTGGACGGTATGCTGTAGCTGCATCAGGCCGCAGTAAGCGCAGGCGCAGAGCACCAAGGGGGCTTTGGGAAGGCTGAAGTCGGGGGTGTTGGGGAATCTCGGCAGATACTGCTCCCCTAGGGACAGATACTCGACCAGACCCTTCTGCTTGCAGTTTCGGCAGGTGTCTCTGACCTCGTAGATCTCGGGCCGGGTCTCGATGGTGCCTTCCTTGGCGTTGAAAACCTGCATCCCTGCCTCCTACTTCAAAGGTTCGCGTGGGTTGGCGTTCTGCCAGCTTCTGAAGTCGTCGTCCTCGAACATGCGGCGGTCGAAGCCTTCCATCTCGACCAGGGTCGAGCCCTTTTCCCATGGGGCTCTCTGGTTAGGAAGTCTTCGGGCGGGTTGGTAGATCGGGTACTCGAACGCATCAGCATGAGCATCCACCCAGTCGTTCTTCATCTTGGGGTTGCTCATGATTTCACCCACCTGGGATAGCTGGGCCATCAACTCTCTGGAACCCGGGGCGTTCTCGATGATCTTGACCCTTCCATCGACCCAGAACATGGTCGCTCCGTGGATGCGGTCACGCTTGGACTGCATCTTCCAGCGGTCGAACTGGTGGAAGGCCGGCATCGGCTCGTTGGAGTCAGCGAAATAGTTCTGGAGCGCGATCTTCCAGGAACCGTGCTTCGAGGTCTCTCGTTCGTCGGTGATGGCGGTGATGCGCTTTCCCTGGCGTCGGTAACGCTGCACGGTGGACACCAGGAGCTTGGCGAAGTCTTCGGCTCTCCAGGTCTTGGAACCATAGCCTTCGATGACGTAGACCAGTCCTGATCCATCTCGGGGGTAGCCGTGGACGATCATCACCGTCTCGTCCTTGCCTACCTGCTTGGCTCCGGTGGCAAAGGCGGTGTCGCAGGTGATGGCGTAACTCAGCATCCCCCAGGGGACCTCGTCTTTTTTGACGACGCACTGCTTGATCTGGTCGGCGGTGATGGGGTTGGTCTCGGATTCTTGCGGGTTGTTGAGCACCTGGGCGGCGAACCTCAGGGGTTTGAGTTTCTCGTACCTCTTCATCTCGCCTTCGGGCCAGATGTGGGGGGTGGTGGGTTTTCCGTCCATATCTCGTCCGGCGAGGAAGTAGACGTGCCAGATTCCGTCGGGGTTGATGTCGAATCCCGACTCTCTGGCCATCCCCGTCACGTCAGCCACCCCTTCATCCACCATGGTCGAGCCGAAGTGGTCCATCGAGGAGTACCTAGTCCCGATCCAGACGATCAGCGCGTCGGACTCTAGAGCGGGAAAGAGCGAACTGGCCTGGTCGACCACGGTGCTGATCCAGCCGGTGTCCTTCTGTATCGCCTCATAAGAGATGGGGTCGTCGTAGAAGACCGCATCGGGGTGACTACCGACTATGGAGGTCTCGACGGCGAAGGTGCTGAGGCTGGGGTCCTGTCTGGAAGTGTTCCGGCGGGCGACGTGGACCACTTGTTTGCCGGTCCAGCTACGTGCATCGGTGGCCCAGTTGCCGAATAGTTTGGTGAAGAGTGCATGGGGGTCGGAGCCGTCGATCACCGCCTTCATGGCGTCCAGCATCTTCCCCGAGAGGATGAGGTTCTCGGAGCCGGTGGCAGTCGCCGACTCGGGATCTCGGACGTGGAGCCATAACTGGCCGGCACGGGTGATCTGAGTCGTCTTACCGATCCTTCGGTGGACCAGGATGGCGAGGTTTTTCTTGCGCCCTACCCCGTTCCTACGCCAGTGGAACCACTGATCGACGTGCTCTTGAAACCACTGAGCTATGGGGTAGTGAAGCTCGTACTTGACCCAGCGTCTGGCTCTGGGGTTAAGACCGGCACCGAAGGCGTAGAGGAAGAAAGTCCAGAAGTCCACCCGGCAGAAGTGACGAAGTAGCTCGATCTCGGCCTGGTAGTCCCAGTGGGTGGGCTTGTTATGGTGTCTGGGAGGGCGTACCAGCCTCCTCGGTCTCGGCATTGTCGTCCCTGTCTTCGAGTTCCTGCATCCGTGCGGCTTCCTCGTCCAACAATATCTTAATCGCCTGGTTCTGGCACCAGCGCTTCTGGACCACCTTGCCCTTGTTGACCGGGTAGCCCTTGGGGACGCCGGGGCGCTTGATCTCGGGCCTGAAGCGGTACAGATCTCTCAGTCCGCCGATGCCTTCTACCTGCTTGATCAAGTCAGGGTGCAAGAGTTCAGCGGTGAGGTTGGGCTGGGCGCTGATCTCGTCGCGGGCCTTACCGAAGGCGCGGTGGTAGGCGACCTTGCACAACTCTCGGCCGGCTGGCTTCATCAGTCTAGAGAGGCGTTCGACGATGTCTTCGTCGTTGAGTAAGTCGCCCAGGGTAGCGGCCGAACCACCCTTTTGGGCCAGCA